CTTATAGATTGTACCAGACATGACATAAACAAAGAGTTTATCGGTCTTTTTCCCGGGTGGATAACACGATCGCATTAATCTAAAGGAAGCTGACATAGCCTGCTCGATAACAGTTGAGTCAAACTTTCCCCAGTCAATCTCAATACCAAGCTTCCCCTGGACCATAAAGCGGGAGATTCTTTCCCACCCACCATCAGTCAGGGGCTGCCCCATATAGCACTCAAGGGTCTTGTCCATAAAGTTAGCTTTCATCAGACCCTCCTGAATCGGTTTAACCAATACAGCCGCAATGAGGGCAACAGGAGTCTCTGGCATAAGCACAGCCCTTGACTCGACGGTCCCAGACGTAATGTCTATCTTACGCTCCCTTCCCCCAAGTGACCAAAGTGAATTGTCGCAGGTAGAGTAAGGCGCGTTGACGACAGTGTCCCAAATCTTCTCGGCAGTAATAATAGAGCGGGAGTAAGCACCACGCTTATTCCCTCCATGTAATTTTGAAGTAACTAGGCCAGCGTAGGCATTAGGATTAACCTGGACAGAACGAATCCATCTACGTTGAGGACTCATGTTAATGTTAGGTAACCCGAACAAGTGGATCCTATCGACAGAAAAATCAAGTAGCTCATCAGCAGTCGGCATCGTAAACTCTGGTGGTGTGGCGTATCCCACAAGAGTATTGCGATTCGTATCCCAATTACCCTCGACGAACCAATGCTTACTATAGCCCAGATCAGGATTACCAATAATCTCTTTAGAAAAGGGAGAAGAAACGAAAGCATCGTAGTGGCCAAGAGGAGGTCTAAATCTTTGCCTCCTGTTCCCAATCGGGAAGGGTGTAAGGCCAACCCACTCAGAAACAGAAGAAAGAGGTAGGGGTAGGAAACTGCGTTCCTTTGCTGAAAGAGACATACCAGGCTTAAAGGGTCTTTTAAGATAAACAGTTCTTTTATGCCTTACGGGAACAAAGTTCTCCACGGAGTAATCAACCCTCGAGATCTTCTTGACTTCCGGGTCTAGGTCATAGTCCCTGGCCACGTATCCGTAAGCATCGGCTAGAGGTTTGATCGATTTCCAAGCTCTCTCGCGCGCGTCCTTTTGGCTGCCAACCTCAAGAATGCCTGGGTACCAGGCAGACGAACGCCAGTAGCGTCTAGCTCTCGACCAATACTTTCCAACTTTCCTCGAACGAACACGAACCAGTTCTGGAGTTACAAGTCTTCCTCCAGTAGTATCGAAAAGTCCCCATGCACGAAAGGGTCTTCGAAGCACCCATTCTGTACGTCAATAAGTAACTTCCTTTGAAGAGCTTCTTTCTTAGTTTTTAACAGTATATCGCGTTCGTCCCCCTCAGGGGCACCCATGACAACCATCTGATCCGCGAAGGATAGGCAGGATTGGTCGACACGAAGAATCTTGACAAGATCGAAAGACTCGCCCTCCACTAATTTCGCGACATTTTCGTTCTGAGCAGTGACGAAAGCCGAAAATTCTTTAGCTTTAGCTTCGATAGCCTTCGCAGACTTAGCTTTGTGAGCGTTTATGGCAGGTAGGGCCTTCTTCACCTTATCCCAGGACTCTTGCGAGATACCAGCATCGATGAAAGGCTGGGGCATCTCGATGTAGGCAGCCCGAGAAGCAGACCAAGCAGAGTACCAAGAAGCCAAGGGCTTAGAAATACTCAACAGCTTTTGGAAAGTTTCAGGGTCGGGGACCTTGTTGATAGATATTTTGTTAAAATCATCGAAAGCAAGTTGAATCTTAGAAGTAGAAGAGAGAATCTCTTTATCTGACGTTGCATCTACACTAGGAATTGAGTTGTTTTTATCCATGTTTTAATAATCAAGCCACAGCGCGTTTTATCCCCTGCTGTTTGTCGTACCTCAGGGGTAAGGGTTCTACGGTTGGTAGTCTTCTACACTACAGGTAAGC